TATTAAGCCTTTGGGTGTTGGCTTGTTACCTATATATAAGCTCTGCTTAACTTAGATATACTATACCATTTAATACTATGTCTTGTCAAGCATTTTATCAAACTATCGTATCGCTTAACTCATTGAAACATATAGAGTTATAAACTATGCTAAAATAAACTATTGACAATACATTAATTAATACACTATGGAATAATAATTTAACCGCCAACATAGTAAGTGAAATACTTCACAATCTTCTTGACAACTCACCTGGTTTAATGTATAATAATTATATGTTAAACATGCTACACAGTAAAAACAAAAATGAAAGTTATCTGTCCCGAATGTCATACAGCTTTTGATACTAATGAAAGCGATTACACTATTAAAGCCTCTGACGGCTTACTTGAAACCAAGTGTCCTTATTGTGATAGTCAATTTGTTATAACCAAAGATGCCAGAACAGAATAAATTACCCGCCAAACTACAAGCTAAAAAGCCTTATAAACTACCCAAAGTAATAGAGCTAAGATACAAATCCTTCGTTAAAGAACTTATAGACTCCGGCTTCAATGCAACCGAGGCATATTGCAAGGCTTATAAGAATAAAGACCGCGAAATAGGCAAAGTAACAGGCAGCCGCTTGTTATCTAATATCAACGTAACTAAAATACTAACTGATGAGCTGATAAAAAGGAATATTGGGAGTTTATTAAGCAAAGAAACTATAGTTGCTAATATTTATAAGCTATTACCAGATGCTAAGAATGAACAAGTTAAGGCTAGATACTTAGAACTACTGGCTAAGATAGGTAAGATTACAGATGATAGTCCGGTAATAAATGTAATACAAGCTAATATTAGTACAGAGCTAGGTAAGATACTAGAGCGTAGATGTAATACTACTAGCCCAGTTATAGATACTACTACTAGCCCATAGACTAATACTACGTAGTATAAGAATAGACTAAGAGAAGAACTATTCTAAGCCTACTAAGTATATTGACTATGTATACTTATACTACTTAATACTATTGTATACTTATATGATAGTATATTATATAGGGCTAAGCCAGCTCATTGATAGTTAAATAATTATAATACTTAGGCTAGGGATAGAGGTGGGGCAGACCCCCAAGGGGGGCTTGATGATATTATAAAGCCACTCCCCAAACTATATACTATTTTCAAGATTGGTCTAATAATGTAATGAAATCAATAGGTTTTGAGTTTAACGGGCATAATATCTTATTCTTTTGGATAAGAATTTATATCATTGCCACAACGAATAAAATCTAAGAAGCGCAAACCGTGTAAATAATTGATACACTAAACTATTATGGCTAAGAAAAGAAAAGCTCTTACCTGTTTTGGTGTTAGGATTCCAACTAAGTATTGTTCATTGTGCGGTGATGAAATCGATAAGAACGGGGTATATAACATACTAAAAGATAATTACTTTTGTATTAATTGTATAGGGGAAGGTGTATTGTATGCATCACCGTGGCTACACGGCTTGAGTAGAGAGAATTAATGACCCCAGAACAAGCTAAACAAGTCTTAGAATGTTGGGCGAAGGATATTTCGGCTTTTGTTGAAGATTTATTATCTCACTATCTTACAAGTTCTACGCCTGAATTTCACTATGAAATATATAAAGTATTGCAAAGTAACCAGAGGATTGCGGTGGCTGCCCCAAGAGGGTTTGCCAAGAGTCATTTAATATCAGTTTTCTATGCTCTTCACGAAGCAATCTTTGGGTTTCATAAAGATATTTGTATTATTAGTGCTTCAGAGGGGCTGGCGGTTGAATGGCTTCGTAAGATTAAGCGCGAAATAGAGGGTAATCAGGTTCTAATCGCTCTCTTTGGCGACCTTAGAAGCGATAAATGGTCTGAAACCCATATTGTTCTTAAAAATGGTGTTAATATCAGGGCAAGAGGCGCAGGCGGTCAGATAAGGGGCTTTAGACCCGACCTCGTTATCCTCGATGATATAGAAACTGATGAAAGTGTCGCTTCTGATGACCAGAGGAATAAGTTACGGGATTGGGTCTATAAAGCCTGTTTGAATACTTTAATGCCCCACGGTCAGTTTATAATCATAGGCACGCTATTAAGCCCATTATCATTGCTCCAAGAGATATTAGACACACAGGTGTTGTGGTTTAGAAAGAAGTATCAGGCTTATAAAGACGGTCTTCAAGAGAAAGGCAATGAACTTTGGGCTGAACTTTGGTCGCACGAGCGTTTACAGCAACGCAAAGCTGAAATAGGAACATTTGCTTTTAGCTGTGAGTTCATGAACGACCCCGTTTCTAATGAAACAGCTCCTATTAAGCAACATCAGATTAGAAATTGGGAAACGTTGCCTAATCAGATTAGTTGCGTGATAGCCGTAGACCCCGCTTATTCAGAAGATGAGAGGGCTGACTTTAAGGTTGCGGTGTGTGTAGCGATAGATGAAAGGTCTAACCGTTATTTAACCTCTTATATACGTTCTCACGCACCTAGCGGTGAATATATAGACTCTATACTTAATCTTTGGTTGCAGAATAAAGGTATTTGCACGGGGCTTGGAATACCAAAGTCTGGGGGTGATATGGAGTTCTGGAACTCGTTTATGAAACGGGCAGAGGAAAGACACTTATATCCACCTTTAATAGAACTTAAAAATGTCTTTACTGACGCAACCAATGTAACCCATAAAAAGAAACTTAACCGAGTGATTGCGGCACTGCAACCACTCTTTGAGAATGGAAAGTATTATATACATAAGAATCATACAGAAGCCAGAGATGAGCTTTTAATGCTTGGAGCGTCAAAGCACGATGACCTGGTAGACGCAATGGCATACGCCGAACAAATAATACAGCCTATATTCTTTGAAACAGGTAAAACTGAATTAGAGTGGCAGAACGAGGAAGAAACTGTTAATCACGGGTCTACTGGTTATGGAGATTATTAGTGCTACGCAGTATTAAAGGAGAAAAGGGTTATCGAATTGGCTCGCGCTTGCTTTGGCGCATAAGGGCTTGGTTCTCATTAAAGACTTTTTCTTTTCTTTTCCCCCGTGCGAAGCACGTGGATATAGAAAGAATATTTCTAAAACAAAAGCCCGTTTTAGAATGGTTATGCACACATCAAGGTTTATTGTTGATATATAATTTCACTTGTTTAATGTTAACCTGTAAAAAATGTAATAAATTAGTTGATGTTCTTAATTTTCACCACGAATGTGATGGGTGGTTGGAGCAAGTAGAAGAAAAATATAATGAGTGGTTTAAAAAGGATAAAAATGGCGACTAAACAGTTAGACAAAAAACCAGAAACAAGCGAAGATTTATTTTCAGATTTATGGAATCAAATAGAGGAGTCTAAGACTAACTCTCAAACCTGGCGGGATAAGACTGATAGGTTTTATAGGCTTAGACTGCGTGAGAAAAAGACCAAGACCTTTCCATTCCCAGGCTGTTCCAATTTGCGTTTGCCTACTATCGAAACCTACATCAGAAAGACTAAAGCGGCATTGGTCGCCCTCTATGCCAATGTCAAACCCCGTATGATGGTTGTTCCGCAATCAGACCGTGATTTAGACAAGGCACGCCGGATAGAGAAGTTCCTTGACTGGATGTGTGATACCAAAATAAATCTTCTTGAGAAGTTAATCTTAATCGCTGATAAGACACTAGAGAAAGGCTTTTGTTGCGCTAAAGTCATCTGGAGAATGGAGGAAAACTGTTACACCGAAGTAATCGACCTCGATGATTTATCAGTAGAAGAAGCAATCTGGCTTTTTGACCTAGACACAACTGACGAAATGGTAATTCAGGCTTTTATCCAGAAATATAATGTAGACATGTCTGAAACTGTTCAGGCAGATAATCTTGAGAATATAACTAAGGCGGTTGCGGAAATAAGAGAAGGCAAAAGTCAGGTTAAAGTAAGCCTTAGAGATGAACTCTATAATGCGCCAGATGTTGTAGTGGTTGACCCCTTAAACTGTTATGTTCCAACAGATGCTAAACGTTTACCAAATGATAATAGATTTGTTGGTCATGAATATTTCGAGTCCTACGAGAGCCTAAAGAAAAAGGCTGATTATGGCTCAATAGATAAATCAGCTTTTGACGATATAGAATGGATTAAAGACCAGAACGTTGATGATACAAAAGATAAACTAATTGAGATTACAAAAGATACCCGTGAAGGTATAGACCGAATAAATAACCCAAGCCACCTTGTCCGTTTAATAGACCTCTACTGTTATTATGACCTAGACGGTGATGGACTTGATGAAAAGTGCCACTTTTTACTAGCCCCCGACTTTAAGATAATCCTGAAGAAACAACGGCTTGAGAATGACTCACAGAAATTCCCCTTTGTCCGTTTTGAAACAGAAATTATAGATGACCGTTGGTATTCACCGAGGGGCTACCCAGAACACCTTGAAGATTTATCAAAAGAGATAGACGCACAACATAATCAGAAGTTAGACTCACAGACTATCCGTAATGCCCCTATGTTTATGTATCGCTCTGGTATTATTAATCCTCGTCTTATTAAGTTTATCCCAGGGCAAGCAATTCCAGTCCCAGGTATGACCCCATTAAATGATGCTATCGCACCTTTAGAAAAAACCAATCCTAACGCTGAATTTTCCTATGAGCGTGAGGAAATGTTATTAAAGTCAAGTATCCAAGAATATCTCGGTCAAATGGACTATTCAGTCCAATCAATGATAAATAAACGACAGCCGAGGACTTTGGGTGAAGTCCAGATGCAGTCGCAAGCCGCCAACGTAGTGTTCTCATTAGACGCTACTATCTTCGCTAATGCTCTAAGTGAGATTTATTCCCAGATACTCGAGCTGTGTCAACAGTATATGCCGGAACGAGTATTCGCTCTTGTTGTCGGAGAGCAGGGTGTGGAACCAATTAGAATGAGCCGCGATGAGATACAAGGTAAATATACTATGGTTGCCCGTGGTAATGATGTTACAAGTAACCCTCAATTAAGAACGCAAAGTGCAATGCAAGATGTCCAGATATTATTATCAGAAGTCCCGTTACAGACTGGCGTAGTTAACCCAATGAACGTCTATCAGATATTAAAGAGATACTTGCAGTCTAAGAACGAACTAGCTTGGCAGGCACTAATATCGCAACCTCAACCGCCACCGCCTGCGGTAGCACCAGAAATAAGAATGACAATGGACGACTTAACTGAAGGTGAACAGGCGCAAGTATTACAGAGTAGAAATGTTAAACCAGATATACAAGGTAGAGCTTTAAGGTCGCAGGCTATCATTCAAGATAAGGACGTTGAGCAGGATAAGACCAAAGCCGAAACATTAAAAGTCTTTGCAGATATTATAACCGATGGAGAAGACATTGAAAACAAAGCGCAAGCGGCAAGAACCAAAGGTAGACCAGCCAGATAAAGATTTAATAGCCTTTATTGCAGAGGCAGACTTTGTAGAACAAATGACTGCAACTCAGGGTTGGGAAATTATTAAGCGTGATTTATCTAATCTTCGTGTTCAAAGATTAAGTGAAATCCCTTATTTTGATAAAGAAACTATTAAGTTTAGAAATGCAGTAATAGAAGTAAGAGCTATTGATAAACTATTTTATTTAATAGATGATTATAGTTTCAATAAAAAACAAATTATTGATGAATTAAACAAATTAAACAATCCTAAAGACAACGTAGTTCTTGATGTGGACAACTAAACCAAAATTCTTACTTATTATCGGCGGTGGAATATTACAGGAACAGACGCTTATTGAGTGTAATAAGCTAGGGCTTGGTAAGATTATAGTAGACGGCAATGAAGATTGTTATTGCACTAAAAGTCCATACTTCGATACAGATAATTTTATCTGTGCTGATATAAGTAAACCAGAATTAGTTCTTTCTCAATTAAAAAAATGGTTTAGAGTTAACAGAGTTAATATGGTTGGTGTATACACTCAAGGTTGTGATTGTGCCTATACGGTTGCCTATGTTGCAAATAAATTAGGTCTGCCGAATATAGGTATAAACACAGCCTATTTAGCGCATAATAAGATTGCTATGCGTGAGAGATTGGGTGAGCATTTTATACGCCAACCATTCGTCCACACAGACATACACTTTTTATCTTATCCTTTAGTAGTTAAACCGTCTGATAACTGTGCTTCAAGGGGCATAACAATAGTAAATCATAAAGATAAATTATCTCAAGCTATTGAATATGCCAGACACTTTTCCTCTGATGGTAAATACCTTGTGGAGGAATTTATAGATGGAAAGGAATATAGTGTAGACACAATAGTATATAAAGGTAAGGTTTATCCTGCGGGGATTTCCGACAGGGTATTCCTCGAAAAGAATAATTATGCCATTCAAGATGGTTCTATAACACCATCATTATTATCAGCAGAGTTACAAGAAAGAATGTATGAAGTAATGCAGGATTGTGCAACTGCTCTTGGTATTAAATGGGGTGCTTTTAAAGGCGACCTAATAGTAAGAGATAATAAAGTCTATGTTCTTGAAGTTACCACCAGGTTGTCAGGCGGATTTGACAGCCAGTTCCGTAAACCCTACTCATTTGGTATTAACTTAATAAAAGCCACGATAGATTTGGCTTGCGGCAAGGAACTTGACTTTAGCGACATAGTTTCAAAATGGAACAAGTATTCAGCGACATTCTCAATATTTCCACAAGAGGGAATTATTAGAGCAATAACTGGACTGGAAGAACTTCAAAGACTTGAAGGAATAAAACAGGTGTTCTTAACAAAGAAGATTGGCGAGCGAGTGCAATATAAAAACTGTGCGGATAGAGTTGTTCATATAGTTGCTTGTAGAGATACATACAATGAATTGCAGAAAACTATACAAAGGGCAAAACAAACCTTAAAGATTATAACAGAATGAAAGATTTACCTCTGATAGGTATTACGGTTGGCGACCAAGCTGGTATCGGTTACGAAATAATGTGTAAGGCTATAAATCAGCTTCAAGGTCTTTGTTACTTTCGTAAGATTGGTGAGAAAGTAGATAACCCAGAGTATGGTAAGGTTAATTCCGAGTATGGGCGTATAGCAGGCAAAGCAATCAAACAAGGTATAGACTTAGCAGTTACTAATCAGATTGACGCATTAGTAACTTGCCCGATAAATAAAGAGGGGTTGAAGCTCGGTGGGTGGGATTACCCAGGTCATACCGAAATGCTTGCTTCTTATACTAACACTAAAGACTACGCAATGATGTTGGTGCACAAGAATTTAAGGGTAGTCCACGTTACAACACATATCCGGTTTTCCCAGATAACTGAAAATTTAAGTATAGATAAGATAGTTTCAAAGATTAAAACGGCTCATAAAGGGCTCAATGATTTAGGAATAGATGAGCCAACAATAGGTGTGTGCGCCCTAAACCCGCACGCTTCTGACGGAGGAATATTCGGCGATGAAGAAGAAAAAATCATACAACCAGCAATTACTAAAGCGAGGGACTACGGGTTCAAAGTTTACGATAAACCCATTCCGGCTGATGTGGCGTTTGCTAAAGCATATGGCGGGTTTTTAGACTGCGTTATTGCAATGTATCATGACCAAGGACATATACCATTAAAGACCTTAGGTTTTAAATGGGACAAATGTCCTAATGATTGGACAGAAATGGACGGAGTTAATATTACTTTAGGGCTACCATTTGTTAGAACATCACCCGACCACGGTGTAGCTTATGGCAAGGCAGGTAAAGGAACAGCCGACCCGACAAGTATGATTTCGGCGATTAAATTGGCAGTAGATATGGTTAATAATAAAAGAAAGAATGGAGTTAAATAATGGCTGGTGAAATTGCTTTAATAGCACAATTAATATTTAGTGAAGTAGATAAAAACCCAAAAAGGTTTGAAAAAGATGCAATTGCCATTGCTCATGTTATTAAAAATAGACTATCTCGTCCTGAAAGATTTGGGTCTACACTTCAAGATGTTGTTTATGCCCCTTATCAGTTTAGTGGTGTAAATAGCAATGAATGGAATAAAATAAGTTCAGGTAAAACAACCGCTCAAGAACAAAAAATATATAAAAGAATTTTACAGATTTCAAATGGTGTATGGAATGGAACAATAAAAGATTCTACCAGCGGTGCAGACCATTATTATAATCCAAAACTTGCAAAACCGTCTTGGTCAAAGAAAATGAAAAAGACTTATAGTTCTGATGCACACGATTACTATAAAGAATGAACGATAGGTTAAATAAATTCTTAACTAATTTTGCATTTCACTTATACGATACTCACGGTATACCATTAGAAATAACAGAACGAATGTTTGAAGATTCTTCGCTAACAACAATTTTAGTTTATATTGTCAAGAAACATAAAGACTTTAGGTGTCAATATTAGCCTTATAAATACCCTATAAGACGCAACGAGGGGCGTTATCCTCGATAGGAGTAAAGATGATAGACCCACAGACTGACGTAAATGCGGTAGAGCCGTCAACTACCGAAACTACACAGGTCGTAAATTCGCCTGAAACCGACCAACAGGCAGTAGAGCAGACTGAAACTGAACAGACGCAAACCCCTTCTTCCTCTCAAGAAGTAAATCAAGAGAGTAATGTAGATGAGCGTGGAGTTCCTTTAGTTAATGTCAAGCACGAGTTTGACAGAAAACTATCTGAAACCCAAGCCCAAATACAGCAATTAGCGTCTTTAATTCAGACAAGCCAGTCGCAACAGCAACCCGTTCAAAATCAGATTTCTGATGACCAACTTTTGTGGTGTGTTGAAGACCCCAACGCTACCCCTGAAGCTAAATTTTACGCTAAGAACGAACTTCGCAAGCGTGATGAGATTAGGCAGGATAAGAAGCTAAAGGAAGTATTTAATAACTACACAGAAGAACAGTCAGTTAAACAACAGCGTTCACAGGCTTTCGGCTGGTTCGCTTCTAATTTTTCTGACGCAGTAGTTAAAGACGTTTCCGGCAACCCAGTAAGTCTTGACAGTAATCACCCATTGGTTCAGCGCATGAATATGTATATGCAAGACCCAATGGCTGCCAAACGAGGCGATGCTTTAATTATTGCCGCAAAGAACGCCGCTTTTGATTTAGGTTATGTTGCTAACAAAGGTTTAAATAATAAGTTGAGGCAGACAGCTGCACAACTAAAAAAAGAACAAAAGAAAACATTAATCGCTGGAAACGGAGTTAATCCTCAAGACCAAGGAACTCCTATTAATAAGACGGTTGAGGAGTATAGGAAAACACAAAACCCCAATGCTTTTCACGCTCTTGCTAAAAAGAGAGGATTAATCCCAAGCGATTTGTAAAAAGGTGAATTATGAGTATTGCTTATCAGTTTGTTACTTACAATGCTACGGCGGGTGCTAGGGAGGACGTATTAGATTTAATTACTAACGTTGACCCTGAGGAAACCCCGTTTTTATCTCGTTTAGGAGTTACACAGTGTTACAATAGATACACGGAATGGCTTCAAGATACCCTAGAGTCAGGAACAGGAACTGGCGGTGCAGTAGTTGAAGGTGCAGAGGCAGTAGTCAGAGCGTTAGACGCTAGAACTCGCTTACACAACTGGACACAGATTACTGATTACACATTCGGTATTTCCGGCACACAAGAAGCAACTTCCCAGTATGGTTTAGAAAGCGAGTATTCATACCAGCTTGAAAAAGCAATGAAGATTTTAAAGATTATGCAAGAGCAGATTTTGCTTAATTCTACATCTTCAACTGGTGGTATGGGTTCTGTATGTGCAACTGGCGGACGTTCAATGACAGGTTTAATCGACTGTCTTACGACCAACGTTACGACAGGTTCGGCAGGTTCTTGCGCCCTTACCGAATCTATGTTCAACGCTCACCTTAACACCATTTTTGAAGGTGGGAACGGCAGACCAGACGTAGCTTTCGTTAATGGCTTTAACAAAAGGCGCATTAGTGCGTTTGCGACAAACAATACTCGCCAGATTGATATGTCAAGTAACACAAGACTTCGCAATGTAGTTACTGGTTATATGTCAGATTTCGGCGATATTGACATTGTCCTTGACAGATGGATTGAAAAAGGCACAATCCCAACATTACAGATGGACAAGTTTAAAGTATCTTATCTTAGGAAACCATTTGTGAAACAGTTGGCGGTGACTGGTGACTCACGTAATTCTCAACTTTTGACAGAGTATACGTTACAGTATTTGAATGAGTCAAGTTCCGGCAAACTTTCAGCATTGGCTACGAGCTAACAATTAGAGGGTTCGGGGGATACCTTAAAATCCCCCAACTTAAATATGAAGCCTATTATAGACATGCGTAATGACTCTCCCAAAGACGTTGTTGATATGCAACGGAGAGTCAAAAATATTCGGGCACAGAAAGCCAAATATAAAGCCCTTTCTCAATTATTGGGAGGTAAGACCGTAGACCTACGTAACTCATCTATTCTATTTGAAGCACTTAATCGTGAACAAATGGAGTTTGAGGAGATATTAAAGTTACATCCCGACCAGGCTCAAGATTGTATAGACCAGACCAAGGAAGATATTGCGGCGGGAAGAAACTTAAATAGTAACGCTAAGTGGGCTATTCACTATAATATACCTCCATGTATTTATTATTCAAGACCAAAGGAATATTGGAAAGACAAAAAGATGATAGAAAACTTCTTAAGAATGTTTCCTAAGTTTAGAGTAACAAAATGAGTGATTGGCTTATAGATTATAACCACCCAGTAGATATGAGCATGGATTATTACTTTAACTGGCGACCAGCCTATAAAAATTTATTAGGTGTTAATAAGCCAATAGCCGCAGAGATAGGAGTGCTTGAAGGATTCAATACTAATTTTGCGACTAAGTATATAGACTTTTGTAAATATTACCTTATAGACCCATATCAAGAATATTCGGATAATGACGTTGGTGAGTTAGACCATTATAAACAGGTTGATTGGGATAATTTCTATCAACGCACAAAAGAAAAGTTTAAGGATAAATCTAATATTGAAATGGTAAGGAAATCAAGCGAAGAAGCATCAAAAGACTTTCCTAATGAATATTTTGATTTTGTTTATATAGACGCCAACCATCTATACGAAGCTGTCTATAAAGATATAAACTTATGGTTTCCTAAAGTTAAAAAAGGTGGTTTCATCGCCGGACACGATATAGAATTTGGTGATGTCAAATCGGCGGTATATCGTTTCTTTTTAGAAACTTACGGTGAAAATCCCACCAAAGAGTTTGTAGAAGAAACCGTTGATACTGGTTATAACGATTGGTGGATAAGGAAGGTATGATAGAAAATCTTGGAGTTGCTATTATCGCATCATTAAAAAGGGCGCAAGAATTAACTTACCAATATAGTAAGGCTTTACCAAAAGGAGAAAGTCTATGGTATGAAGTCCCTTTCTGGAAGAGATTAGATAAAGCAACAGCAAAATCATTGTGGCGAAAGTATTCTAAAAATTAAAATGCCTAAAACTTATATAGTAGCAGAAGCAGGGATAAACGCCAATGGAAATATAGAATTGGCAAAACAGCAGATAGATTTATCAGCCGCCTGCGGTTGTAATGCAGTTAAATTTCAAATATACGATACAAACAAGTTATACAACTATGATACAACCGCTAAGTCATATAAAGACAGCCAACGAGGGTGGTTCTCTCATAAGAACTTTAGGATATTAGCCGATTATACACCGACAAACCTTGATTGGTTCGCCGCACCATTCGACATAGAGGCGGTAGAACTATTAGAAGATATTGGTGTTACGCAGTATAAGATTGCTTCACGTTCAGTTATAGACCATGAGTTAATTAAGGCAATAGCCAAGACCAAAAAGCCAGTGATTATGTCTACTGGAAAACATTCGTTAGATACAGTTTCTTCGGCAATGAATTTGCTCTATGACAATCAGGTTACCTTACTTTATTGCGTTACAGATTACCCGACTAAAATACAAGACCTTAATTTTGGAAGAATGAAAAAGTTGGGTGAGTATTTTAAGGTGCCTTATGGGTTTAGCGACCACACAACGGGAATTTTTGCTAGCCTAGAAGCAGTCCGTCAAGGTGCTTGTATGGTAGAGAAACATTTTACTGTCAGCAGGTCTTTAGAGGGTTGCGACCAAATATGCAGTTTAGAATTTCCTGAAATGAAACTTTTAGTAAAGTCAATTCGCCAATATGAAACTTTCATTAAAGCCTGTAACTAGAAAAGACTATCAATTCCTTTATAGGTTGCTTAAAAAGCGAAAACCAGAAGAAAGTATTTCTCATAAACGTATGCCCTCATACGAAGAACATCTGATTTTCTGCGAAAGCAAGCCTTATAAAGAATGGAAAGTTGTTTACGAGGGAAGAAAAAAGATAGGCAGTATATATCTCACATGGCTAAACGAAATCGGCTTCCACTTGGTTTCGAGTAAAGACTCCATTATAGACTTTCTTTTCTCTTCTTATGCTGGTATTGCGAGATACGCTAATGTTTCTCCAAGAAATACTATGTTAATAAGAAAACTTAAAAGCCTTGGTTACAAACTAATCCAACACACATATGAAAAAGAAAATATACGTTAAGGACTTTAATAATGTAGTGCTTCCAGTTTTAGAACGGTTAACCAACTTTGAGGTGGTTAACGACCCTCGTGATTGCGATTTAATTTTAACTTGGCAAGATGTTCGTGGTGATATGAATGAGCTTGCAAAGATTAACGCCGAATATCTTCATAAACCATTTATAGTAATCCAACATGGACGGGCGGCAACTAATGACTATCTTCCACCTAACAAGTTCTTAATGCACGCAACTAAGTTCTGTTGTTGGGGGACAGCCGACTATAAAAGATTAGAACGGGCAGGTTTTGCTGATAGAACAGTAATAACTGGTTCACCATTGGTAGATTACTTAAAACCTCGTGAACCCCACGATGGTAAAAATATCTTATTTGTTCCTGTCGTAAGTTCACACGAAGAACCAGAAAATATAGAAGCCTACTGGCATTTAAAACGTATAGAGATATCAAGAAGTATAAACAAATTGTCCAAATGTAAAGACGCTCTTAAAAACGAATGGAACGCCTGGGTTGTCCAACAGACATCAGCAACCGAAGGAACTATACCTTACTATAACTTTAACAAGGATTATCGGTTAATAGCAAAACTTACTGATATTCATGATAAGAGGTTATATTTCGGTGACATAGTTCAGACCAGTCAAGGTAACAAACAGCACGTTATTGACACCATCAGATTACTCCAAATGACCGACTGTGTTGTTACCATTGAAGAAGGAACACTCCCATTACTGGCGATGGCAATGGGAATACCTGTGGTTGCGGTTGAAGGTTTTAAATATAGACAGTATGGTGGTGTAGATTATTCTTCTGTTGAAATGGTAAAGACTACTGGGGTCAGAAGGGTAGAGCTTTCAGACCTGGAAAAAGTAATAGACGAGGAGCTTGCTAACCCCAATGCTCTAAGCGAGCAAAGAAAAAAGGTAGTAAGTAATGAGCTATACGATGGCTCATCTAATCCGATTGACAACATCGTGAATGTAATTAAAGGAGAATTAAATGGGTAAAGTATTCATAACTGACGAGATTAATGATACATATACGACTGATGTTTATGCAGATGGTTGTTTGAAGGCTGGCGAACAATATGTTTATGCTCGTATTCCATCAGGAACAGCTTCTGGAAATATTGCTTCAACAAGTGGTAAATATCTTTTACACAGTGTTATTTTTGGTAATAGTGGTAGTGGTATTTTTATGGTAGGAAATATGACAGCGGGTGGAGCATCGGCAATCAGTTCACAGCTATCGGCATCAGCCTTAAAGTTCTGTGCCGGAACAGTTCCTTATTCAGTATTAATTGATGCGGCATTTGACCGTGGTTTAGTGTATCGCTTAACAGGTTTAGACACAGAAGGTATTGCAGTAACTTATAGACCAACAGCGTAATGTTAAAAATCTTCTATTCAGTTAATCATTCTGGTTGTGCCTGGTGGCGTGCGAGGCAACCCGCCGCAATGCTTAAGAAATTGGGTTTAGCGGAGGTCTATGTTTTTGATAACACCACCACAAACAAGAGTGAACTGAAAGAGGTAATTGACTGGTGCGATACTGTCGTAGCACAATGTCCGGCAGGCGTCCAGTCAGTCGCAATGATTTGTAACTATCAGGAACTGGGCAAGGTTGTTGTAGTCGACTACGATGACCTTGTCTATTCCTGTTCTCCATTTAACCCAGGTTACAAGACTCTTGGTATTAAAGAAGTAAAGACTAAAGAGCTTGACGGTTCAGAAAAGTGGATATGGAAAGATAATGAAAACGGTTTTAGCCTTAAAGATAATTGGCTACGTTATCGCTCGCACTTTGACATATTTAAAGTTGTAGATGGTATTACCGTTACAACTGACTATCTTAAAAACTCTTATCTTAATTATATCCCAGAATGTAATGGTAAGATTGACGTTATACCAAACTCAATAGACTTTAATCTTTATAGACCATTTCCCAAGAAAGAAAGCAGTAAGGTGCGGATAGGCTGGATAGCCTCATCGAGCCACATAAACGAAATCTGGTTAGTTAAAGATATATTTGAAAAGTTATATAAAAAGTATGGTGATAAGATAATATTTGTTCAGCTTGGTGATGTTGGACAACTAGCACAGAAGTTTGATTCAAGCAAAATGGAATTTCATCAGTTTGTAGACTTGGGTGTTTATCCATTAAAACTTGCGTCATTAAATCTAGACATAGGAATTTGCCCGATAGTTGATGATGAGTTTAATAATAATAAGTCACCCTTAAAGTGGTCAGAATACGGTGCATTAAATATACCGTCAGTATGTTCAGATTTACCACCCTATAACTGCGTAGAAGAGGGAAAGACTGGTTTACTTGCTAAAACAGTTGATGATTGGGTAGACAAACTTTCAATGTTAATAGACGACGCCAAATTACGCAAAGATATGGGGGCTAACGCCTTTCAGGATAACTATGAAAACTTTAACCTCGAAAAGAATTGTAAGCTATGGATAAACGCATTCGAGAAATACCACCAATCCGTCCTAACGGTAGGGCAACAATAATCGGGGTTGATTTTGATGGCACGCTATGTGAACATAAATATCCTGATATTGGAAAGCCTTACATAGAAATAATAGATACGCTTGTTCATTTTAGAAAGTATGGCGGTAAACTAATCCTTTGGACTTGCAGAAATGGTAAAGACTTAGAAGATGCAATTAATTGGTGCCAACAGTTCGGTCTATTTTTTGATGCTATTAATGAAGATACTAAAGAGGTCAAAGAAACAGACTTTGGAAAAGAAAAGTCGGTAAAGGTATGTGCAGATTTTTACTTTGACGATAGAAATTTATGAAAATACTTGTAGTGGGAATGGGTTCAATCGGCAGGCGTCATTACGAAAACCTTAAAGATATAGGCTATCAGGTAATAGGTATTGATGTCGGTAAGGAGTTTGATTATGACGTTGATTGTGCCTTTATTTGCACACCTACTCAATTCCATGTTCAACACGCAAGCGAGTTTATTAAACGCGGAATACCAGTATTCATAGAAAAACCATTAACTCATTCACTAGAAGAACTTGAAAAGATAACTAAATTAGCAAAGCAGTTCAAGACTATTACAATGGTGGCGTGTAACAACCGTTTCCACCCATCATTAATTAAAGCTAAAAGTATCGCTAATACTGGAAAGGTGGTATTCGCTAGAGCTGAAGCAGGTTATTTCCTTCCTTTCTGGCGTAAGACCGATTACCGTCAATCTTATTCAGCATCAGAATACGGCGGTATCATATTAGATGACATTCACTCATACGATTATATGAGTTGGCTCTTTGGCAACATAAAAGATATTAAGACGGTTTGTGGTAAGGTAAGCAATCTTGAAATTAGAAAAGAGGATATTGCTGAAACTTCAATCCTATTTGAAAGCGGAGTTGCTGGCAGTATTCATTGCGACTACTTAATGAAGAACTACCATAAGCAATTATCATTATACTTACCACACGAGGTAATCACCTATAAGATACAGCCGACTAATCTTATGTACAAAAAAGAGGTCGAACATTTCATTGATGCTGTCGAACAAAACATTCAACCAATGAATGGAATTGAGGAGGCTTCAAATCTCTTACGGAAAGTATTCACGAGTTATAGCAATAATACAAGCCAGACTGACATCAACAAGACTGCCTAAGAAGATTTTAAAGCACATAGGCGGTAAGTCAATTCTAAGACACTGTGTTGATAATGTTAATAAAGCAATATCTATTACTGATGTTATTGTCGCATCTCCTCATGTTATTCCTGAATGGTTTAATGCCAAAAGGTTTGTTGGTAGTGAAACAGATGTTCTAGACCGTTATTACAAATGTGCTAAAGCTAATTATGCGGAGGTTATAGTAAGAATCACCGCAGATTGTCCGTTCATTGACCCTGACATTATAGATGAAGCCGTCCGATACTACTTCAAAACTGACTTTGGTTATGTCTGTTACGCCCCGATAGACGGGTTAGACGTGGAAGTGTTTTCATTCAAATTATTAGAAGAAGCGTGGTTAAACGCTAAAGACAAATACGATAGAGAACACGTTACACCTTATATCAGGCGGAAAACAAAATTGAGTATAGACACCAGAACAGAATTGCTAAAAGCAAGGAGATGGTATGGACTTCACAAATAAATGTATTCTTGTTACGGGCGGCAGTGGGTCTTTCGGTTCTAATTTCATTAAACATCTAATAAAGAACAAACCGCCAAAACGAATACGGATATACTCTCGTGATGAACACAAGCAAGCCGAGCTCATTGACAATGAATACTATGGTGGAATGATTGACGGGTTTATTGGTGACGTTCGAGATAAAGAACGACTAAGACGGGCAATGGAAGGTGTAGATATAGTAATACACGCTGCTGCCCTAAAAAGAGTCCAATCTTGTGAATACAACCCCTTTGAAACCATAAAGACTAACATCATCGGCTCAATGAATGTGGTTGATTGTGCCATAGACGCAGGTGTAGAAAAAGTCTTAGCAGTTTCCTCCGACAAAGCAGTAGCCCCGCTTAACCTATACGGTGCTACTAAAATGTGTATGGAGAAACTAGTCATAAACGGCAATAACTATCGTGGTAAAGGCAAGACTAAACTTTGCTGTGTGCGCTATGGTAACGTTGCTGGTTCGAAGGGTTCAGTCGTTCCATACTGGCGAGAACTTTCGATAAAAGGAAAATCAATACCCATAAACAACCCCAAAGCGACTCGCTTTTGGTTTGACATGAAAGACGTAGTTTCCTTCGCAACCTCTGTGTTAGAAGAAATGGATTTGGTTTCTGGTGGGGAGATTTTCGTTCCCAAACTTTCTTCTGTAAAGATTATGGATTTATTCCACGCTATGTTCCAAAGTGGTGACTTTTGTATTACAGGAGATAGGGTTGGCGACAAGGTTCACGAAACTATGATATTGGCAGAGGAAATGAGGCATACGATTGACGCTGATACAAAATATATAATCCTTCCACAAGACCCGAAGTGGTCTTACTTAAAACCAAAAGGAGAGCCGTGTAATGGACAGAGTTATAACTCGGGTGATAACCCAAAATTTTATAACGTCAAAGAAATCCAAGAACGACTTCAAGAAGTCTACTAAGCTGATTCCTTCGGGAGTCCAGACCCTTTCAAAAATGCCATCTAAGTTTGTTGAAGGTTGCTATCCAATCTATATTGAAAGTGGTAATGGTGCATATATAAGTGACGGTGAGGGGAATAAGTTTATAGATTATCCATTGGGATTAGGTGCAATATTACTAGGTCACGCTTACCCAACAGTAATCAAGAAAGTAACAGAAAGGTTAGGTAAGGGAAACTTATTCATCTGTCCTTCACAATTAGAAACAGAACTTGCAGAGAAATTAAAACAGCTTATACCTTGTGCGGAGATGAGTAGGTTCTTAAAGACTGGTAGCGAGGCAACATCAGCCGCAATAAAAATAGCCCGTTCATTTACAAATAGAGAACATATTGCAATCTGTGGTTATCACGGGTGGCACGACTGGTATACAGTATCAACGCCAAAGAACAAAGGTATACCCAAATGCTATGCTGACCTAGTCCATAAGTTTAACTATAATGATATAGAGTCACTAAAAGCAATAACTGATAAATATGAATTAGCGGCGGTGATAATCGAGCCCTGTATCTTTGATGCTCCGCAGGATAGGTTTTTAGAGAATGTAAAGAGATTGGCTCATGATAATGGTGCATTACTGATATTTGATGAAGTAGTAACTGGTTTTAGAACTTTAGGATATTCGGCTCAAAAGTTGTTTAAAGTAACACCCGATTTAGCAACTTTCGGTAAAGATATGGCTAATGGCATACCAATATCAGTAGTATGTGGTAAACGAAAGTATATGAAGGAACTTGAAGGTGATTGTTTCGTATCTTCAACATTCGGCGGTGATTTAATCGGAATAGTCAGTGCGTTAGAAACCTTAAAAGTATTAGAAAATGAACCAGTCTTAGAAGATATATGGTTTCATGGTAGTTACTTAAAAGACGGCTATAATGAAATCGCTCACGTCCTAGATATTAAAACAGAGTGCAAGGGTTATCCTTGCCGGACGTTCTTTGATTTTCCTTCAACCCTACATAAATCATTATTCTGGCAAGAGTGTATTAAGCGAGGAGTGTTTTTTGGTTGGGCTAATTTTATATCATATTCCCATAGAGAGCGCGAACTTGAATATACACTACAAGTCGTTAAAGACGCCTTAATGACAGTAAAACATTACTGGCTTAATCCAGAGAAAGGTTTAACTGGCAAACCAGCCAGTGAAGTCTTTCGCCTTATTGCAACGGAGAAAAGATGAGAACAATTCTTATTACTGGTTCAGCAGGGTCAATCGGTGTTCACGTCATAGCCCACTTAATGCACCATACAGATTGGAACATTGTTTGTTTAGATTCGTTCCACCATAAAGGTTTTAGGGATAGAACTAAACGATTATTAAAAGACCGACCTGAATGGAAATTGAGAATAACTGAATATCAGCATGACCTATGTTGTCCGATTAGTCCACAGTTAATAGATGAGATAGGAAAGATAGACATTATACTTCACCTTGCGGCACTGTCAGACGTATTTTTGTCAGTAGAAAACCCAGTCTATACTATACAGAATAATGTATATTCTACCTTAATGATGCTTGAATACGCAAGGACAGTTAAGCCCGAACAGTTTATATACTTCTCAACTGACGAAGTCTATGGAATGGTAACTAAGGGATATGCTCACAAAGAGTGGGAAACCCACAGACCGTCTAATGCCTATTCAGCTTCTAAGGCGGCTTGTGAGGACATTTGTTATGCTTATTGGAGAAGTTACGGAGTGCCAATAATTATCACCAACACAATGAATAACTTTGGTGAAATGCAAAGCCCTTCTAAGTTTCCAGTTATAATCCAAAAGAAAATAGAGAAAGGCGAAATAGTAAAGATACACGGTAACGATAAAGAAATAGGCAGTCGTTACTATATACACTCAAGAAACACTGCTGATGCTTTATTACATATTATTAAATTAGGTGCTTATCAACACAAAATAGGAATACTTGATGAGCCTAATCGCTATAACATAGTCGGCGATAAGTGCGTCACAAATCTTGAACTGGCTCAATTAATAGCAAAGTTAATGGGTAAGGAACTTAAATATCAATTAGAAGATTTCCATAAAGATAATCCGGCGCACGATATTTGTTACGGTCTTAACGGTGATAAATTAAAGAGCTTAGGTTGGCAATCTCCATTATCATTTGAGGAGAGCCTAAAGAATACAATAGAATGGCAACAACAAAACAAAGAATGGATAGGTGAATAATGAATAAGAATTTTTTACAACTTAAAACTAATGTTGGTAATCGTGTCCAAGATACCTCAACATCTTTAGCCACACTAATAGGCTATTGGGTTAATGATAAATATAGAGATGTTACTTCTCGATTTGATTGGGAAGAACTCTATTATCCTTACACAATAAATGCTTCTGGTGCAGTTTCAGCTTATGCCTTACCTTCTGATACCAGCAAGTTAATTATCTGTCTTGACGCAACCAATAAAGAAAATATTAGCGAGGTATCTTACCAGCAATTTTTCCTTGAAAATTACGACCAGTATAATTCAACTGGCACTCCTGATAAATATTTCTTTACTTATGATGTTGTTAAATCTCAACCTACATCTGCTACACAAGTTACAGTTAAAAGTTCTTCCAGTTCTGATACTACTCAAACTCTGCTTCTAAGAGAAATAGTTTCTGGTGAGGAAATATATGAAAGCTTGACTTTAGATGGTCTTAACGCAGTTACGGCTTCAAATTCATCTACACGCATAGTAGGAATATCTAAAAGCGGGTCATCTGCAGGTTATATAACCATAATGGAAAACGATGAAACTACTGTATTAGCAGTATTACCTGCTGAACAACTTGAAAGCTCTT